GGTTCTTTGACACATTTTCCCTTGAGAATGGTGTTCTTTGGTTTCATGACGCTGCTGCAAATGCAGGCCATGCTAATGGTAATCACGGTGATGTTGCCTTTACCTTGGACACTGAGTATGTGAGGAAATTTGTAACCGGTTGCGCTTTTGTGGGGGGTGTGACTGCAAACATTTTCACATGTCTCATGTGGAGAGTGATGACTCAAACCTGTGATCAGTCAGGCACAGCCTTGGCATACCTTTTACGTTCCTACAATACGTGGAAGAAGAAGCAAAGACGGGGGAAAGGTACACTTTGGGAGTGTGTGGAATGTTGTCCCTGGGTTAGCATTCAGCCCCAGGAAGATGACAGGACATATGTTCTTGAAGCGAGAATTCCCAAACATGCCAACGCCGGTGAGCAGAAAACAGTTTGGTTTGTGTTGAACAACGAGCCAGACTGTGAAGGGAAAAAGAAAGGGAAAAATAAAGGTGGGTGGTCCATGAGATCCGCAAGGCATAGGATCAATGGAACTAGACAGCTTCACAGATTTCAGGACATTTATGATGATGCCCAAATTGAATTTGTGAATGAAGAAGACCATATGGTAAGAATGACAAAGGCAGAGTTTCAGTCGTGGTGGGATGACCACGCATCTGAGTACGACTGTCGAATGGACATAATTATCAATGGTTCTGATTACTGTCTTGACCTTGGTGGTGAGGAGTCTAGGCCCGCTGGGACTGGGAAACTTACTTCTGAGGCTCCTGCCTCGCCGTCTAAGATTGTTAAACCGTCCAAACGGGAAGGGATAAAGCTGAATGAAAAGTTTAGCAATTCTGACTCCGGGAAAGAATCAGCTGTTGGTGGCAGTATGATTGACGGCAGCAACTACATTATTGTCACAGTTCACAGGCTCGATGGTAGCTTTGTGGGTAATGGTTTTGTTCATGCCAATACCATTATCTTGTTGAGGCATTACTTCGATGATGATACAACGTTACTTCTGAATGTGCCAGCTGGTGGTGGCACTGGCAAGAGTATCGGCTCTTGGCAAATCACACTTAACGAGTGTGTTCAATCAGATTTCGTTGACGAATTTCTGTACATTTCCAAGAGGAACCTTTCTGGGCTGCATTGTCCGTCGACAAAGAAG